CGACACGAGCGATACGAGGTCGTAAAACATTTAACGAAAGGATTGTATGGACGAACCCGCCCCAGCATCACCGGCAGTTGAGCCTATCACACCAGCTCAACCGGCTGCAGAAGATAGCAGCCCGCAACCTACGCCAGTTGCAGAACCAACAACTTCAGCACCGCAGGAACCAACAGGGCAAGCTGAACAAGCTCCAATCGATGAGCCAGCCCCCGAAGCACCACAAAGCGAAACTGAACACCCGTCCCGATTGGACAGGCGCATAGACCAGCTAGAGAACAAATCGGCTGGTATCAACGATCTTTTGGGCAATCTAAAGCAGTTTAGGGATCAGGCAAGTTCGCCCGTTCCTGAGATGCCACAACCTCGCCTATCTGAGCTACTTCAAGGACGAGAATCTCTTGACCCTGCGGAATTAGACCAGTTAGGGCAACAGGTTGCACAGGCATCAACGGTAAACGCTGACTTGAAATATGCCCAACTAGCCACCCGTGTAGCTATCAATGAAGCTATCACGGAAGCAGAGAGGGATGCCGCTGTCGTAACTAATACTTATGACGAGCTGAAAAAAGACACTCCTACATATTCTGAAAAACTAGAACAGAAGATTGAAGCCCGGTTCAAACGTGAGGCGTTCATTCCCAACCCGCTAAATCCAAAACAAATGCTCCTTAACCCAAGAGCCAAACTTGCCGATATAGCCAAAGAGGAAGTCGAAGCCTGGCGACAGGCGGTGGAGTCAGGCAAAGCCCAAACAAACGCTACGTTGGCTACGCAATCAGATAACTCAGCCGTAACTCCGACCACAGATTCACCAGTGGAGAAATCCTTTGATGATATGAGCCTGGAGGAACAGGAGAATTATTTGAGAGCCAAAGGCCACCAGATATAGCACTTTAATAAGGTTTTGCCTCAAATATAAACCAATAACAGAGGTAAAAACCAATGGCAACTACTACTACCTCCACCCTGTCGGGTGAACTTCTAGCCTATCTTGAAAAGCGATTCCTGCAACGCTCACGCGCTGCTATCGTTTACGGGGAAGGCGCACAGAAATCAACTCTCCCGGCAAACAGTGGTAAAAGTATTACCTTCAACCGTTACAGCCCGCTATCCGTAGCGACTGCAACCTTAACTGAAGGAACCAACCCCTCGACTGTCCAGCCATCCGGCGCACAGGTTACAGCTACTTTGGCCCAATACGGCAACGTTGCTGCTGTCACTGACTTAATGTTCGTGACCAGCATTGACCGCGAAGCTAAAGAAAAGACTGACCTAATGGCGCAGAACATGGCCGAGACTCTCGACCAGCTTATCCGTGACGAATTGTTCACGGGAGCTACCGTTCAGTTCGCCGCTGGCCGCGCTGCTCTAACAGCAATCGCCAGCACCGACTTACTGACTTCTACTGAAGTTCGTAAAGCTCGCCGCTCACTTCGTAAGCAGAACGCTATGCCTTACGAAGATGGCAGCTACCTGGGCAAAATCGGCCCTGACACCAGCTTTGACCTGATGAATGACTCAGTCTGGCTGGCTGTTTCAGAGTATGGCGATAGTGCCAAAGGAGCAATCTTCAAGGGCGAAGTTGGAAAATTGTTCCAAGTCCGCTTCATTGAAGCTACCAGCAACCAAAAGAGTGAAAGCTCAACGGTTACTGTGTACTCTAACTTCATTCACGGCCAACAGGCTTTCGGAACTGTCGATTTAGACAGCCTTCCAAACGGCCTGATAATCAAGCAATCTGGCGACCAGGATACGAGCAACGCTCTAAACCTGTTCATGACGATTGGTTGGAAAGCCGCGTTTGCAGCTAAGACCCTGAACGCTAACTGGGTCTACAACATCAAGACTGCGGCTTCGGCTTAAGTTTTAGCCCTTTGGGGGAGGGTATATATCCCCCACCAAATTTAAGGAGTAAACATGAAAGATGACGTTAAACGCTCCCCAAAGAGCAATCGCTCAATGGGCAAGGGTAAAATTCCCGGCAAAGTCCGTATGCACCCGCATACTCACAAAGCCCTGAGTGCTGTTGCTGTTAATAAGGACATTGTTAAGGGTTCTAAAGGCGGCACCGGCAACGGTCTAAGCGGCGCAGATAGTCGCTACTAGGAGATACGAGATGGCTAAACCCAGCAAACGATTACTAGCAGTAATG